ATGGCTTCATTTAGACAACGCAACAATACATGGCGAGCCGAGATAAGTGTAAACGGAATTCGCGAAAGTTCAACCTTTGATACAAAAGCTCAAGCTAGGGCTTGGGCATCTAAACGCGAGACTCAGTTGCGCGAACAATCGCATGGCAAATTACCAGATCACTCTTTTTTAGAAGCTATTGAACGCTACTTAAGTGAAGTGAGTGTTAAAAAGAAAACTCATGAGAATGAAGTCAAGCGAATGGCTTTCTTCAAGCGTGAGTATAAAAAGCTATGCCAAAAACAATTGGCCAAAGTCACAACTGACGATTTAGTGCAATGGCGCGACTCCCGGTTAAAAGAAGTTCAGGGCGCTACTGTCAGACGTGAAGCAAATATCTTAGCTTCTCTGTTTACTGTTGCCCGAAAAGAATGGAAGTGGATTAAAGAGTCTCCAATGGCTGACTTGACTTTGCCGCCACCATCTAAGCACAGGGATAGACGAATTACTCAGGATGAAATTGATAGATTATGTCTTGCAGCAAATTGGGATAATAATGTCCCGGTGAACTCTACTCAACAAGTAATCGTTGCTTTCCTCTTTGCAATTGAAACTGCAATGCGTGCTGGTGAGATTGTTGGATTAACTTGGGATCGAGTGCATTTGAAAGATAGATATCTAGTTTTGACTGAAACTAAGAATGGTACTAAACGAAATGTACCACTATCTAAGCGTGCTGTTGAGTTGCTTACTTTATTAAAAGGTCTTGATAAAAAGCAGGTCTTTACTTGTAATTCCCAAAGCTTTGATACGCTTTGGCGTAAATTGAGAGATAGATGTCAAATCACTGACTTGCACTTTCATGACACACGCCATGAAGCTTGTACACGTCTTGCAAGAAAATTAGAAGTTTTAGACTTAGCCCGGATGATTGGGCATAAAGATTTAAGAAGTTTAATGATTTACTACAATGCTACTGCAAGCGAAATTGCAACGAGGCTTGATTAGCCTCGTTTGCGTGGTCTTCCTTTCTTTGGCTCATCATCCGATTGTTCATTCAACCAGTTTGATAGCTCTGCCAAGTTCCAGCGTCTTCCTTGACCGCACTTAATAACATAGCGCGGTTTAGGGAAGGTTGGTAGGCAGCAAACCGCTGCCTTAAAGTGTACATCTCGGTAACCCAAGAACTCAGCAGCTTGGGAGTCATTAAGCCAGATGTCCGAAGGTGGTAACGCTACAACAAAGTTACTACCTATATTCGCAATTGCTGTCATTTCACCCCTCCTTACTTTCCGCTTTTCTAAAATCAGTGCCTTCTGGATCTATCCCAAAATATTCACAAATTTCTGTAGCTTTTGTCGCACCTGGCCCATGTCTGGAGACATGAACCCAATTCAAAACGTACTTTGGCTTTTTACTATTCATGAGAGCCATTAGATAAAGTTGCTCAAAATCGAGACTACTCATTCTTCACCAACCCTTTCAATCACTGTTTGGATTGCTTTCAAAGTCATGTCTTGATCAACTGGATTCATCAAAAGTGTTGTGATGTGCCAGCACTTAGTTTGATATTTTTGTGCATCTGCTTTGTGAGCTTTACAACGACGATCCAATTCTTCATTAAACAGAAGTAACTCTGCATGTTCTTGCTGAAGCTGCTCAAGTGTCATGTGCATATAGTCACTCATCCCTCAGCTCCTGATTCAATATCCAACTTCATTGCACCTTCATCTGGATATTCGGTCATCCAAAAGTAATAGCCTTTTCCACTGTGGCCATCTTCAAAGAATTTAATTGTTAGTTCAGTATCAAGTTGATCTAAATCTTTCTCACCATCTGGATTTACAAATTCGAGAAGGCTTTTTAATTGGTGTCCGTTAAGAGTTATGCTCATTGTTCAGCTCCCGATACGTTTGGCACACTATGAAAATGCATCCAATGTGAAGGTGGATCATTTTGATAGTTTGCCCATACACTATTTAAATCTTCATCAATAGTCATATAGTCTTGTTCGGGGGTAACATCAGGTGCATCAGCCCAACAAATAAGTACCATTATGTCAGTTGGCGGCCATTCATCATCCACGCTGATCCAAGTCGGCAACACCTGAGCTTTGGCTTTTTCTAGCTCTGCTCTAAGCCTGTCAATTTCACAAGCCGCATGTTGGCAAATAACACGTAATTCATCTTCGTTATATTCATCTGCATGCATCATCATTAAATGACTGATTTCGGTGCCAAACTGGCTATCATCAGCAAATACCCAAACAGCACCATCATCTTGCTCAAAGCGTAGATTAACTTCACTTTCCTTATTCAAATCTGTCATGCTGCCACCTTCAAAGTTTTAATTGCGTCATCTATAGCTTTGTTGAATTTACGAACATCTTGCTCTAATGCTTCGATAGCCAAGTCTTTAGCAAAGACGCGAATAATAATGATCTGTAGTCCTTCTGGCAGACGTGGGTCATAACTCACAAAGTCACACCATTCACGACGAGTACAAGCCAATTGACTAGTGATTTGAGGGATGTGCTCATCTGGTACTTGCTTGGTCAGCAGGGTATTCAAATGCGTTGTAGTGTCTGGGCACTTAACTTCAATTTGACCTTTATCACCCACAAGCCCATCAGGGGAAGCCCCAAACATTTCAATGAAAGGGTGGTCAATTAAACCTGTTCCAACTACAAAGTTACCTGTCTCATTTTCATAAGCTGCAATTGCATGAGGCTCGTTGTCGATACCCCATTGCATTACTGAATTAGTTGGGATTTCCTTCTGAACGCCAGTGAGGCGCTCAGCTAGAATAGTTAAACCCAATGCATTTAAAGCTTTGCCTTTATTAGGCTTTGCATTTAAATCCTTTACTCGGCTTGCTGTGACTTTGCCACAGCGTTCTGAATGCCAATCTTCACTACGCTGGAGAATGTTCATACACTTGCCCTTGTGGTTGATCAGCATGTTGTGCTGCTTCTTTCAATGACGTACTATGTTTAGTCCAGAAGTATTTTTTGCAGTCACCTTGCGGTAATTCAGCGTAGCCAGTTTGCAAAGCTTCTGTACCTTCCATGGCCAAAGCGCGCATGTTGTCTAAATGTTGCTGCTCATAAGCTTCATAACCTTGAGGAAGATCTGAACTAACGGTCTGAACGGTAGGGATATGACAATCATCAATACGACGAGCTTCGTCTTCGTCATAAATACCTGAGAATCCAAAAGCAACACGGGCACATTGAATTAAAGCCTTATGACGTAGCATCCGTTTTGGGTATTTTTTCCAAGGTTCTGAATTACCCTGACATTCAGACAAGTATTCAGTTACAACAGTAGGGTGGTTACGGTCTTTACGGAAAATCTTGCATGTGCATGACTCGTCGTCTTGTTCAAACTGGATACCATCACATACAGGATTGTCATTAATAATGCGCGCCCACCCATCAATACCAACAACTGGTGTGATGCCACCACCTTTGGCAGGGAATGCATAAATTTCTTTTGTAAAAGGGTTTAGCTTGTACTGGTTTGCAACAATTAATAGAGAGAGAAATTCATCATTTGTTGCTTTCTTAAATACTGTATTAACAAGAGTATTTGCTAACTCAGCAGGATCAACATCTTGCATATTAAAAGCTGATGCAATCTTGCTAACTTGTGACAAAACAATATTACTCATCTTCTAATCCTCAAAACTTAATAGATACGTGTGGAACTAGGCCTTTATTGATTGCCTGCAAAATCTCTTTGCTTTTTGCTTCATCAATACCCAAAGCCAATAAACCTTTAAGTGCTTCATTACAGATTTTTTTACGGTGTGCTTGGTTAGCTTGGCGCGCTTCTTCTGCTTGGCGTTCGGCCTCTAGCTTTGCGGCTTGCTCAGCTTCAATACGTTTACGTTCTGCTTCTGCTGCATGTTGTGCACGTAATTCAGCAGCTTCTTTTTCAGCAACTAAACGGGCTTCACGTTCAGCAGCTTCGCGTTTTTCACGCTCTGCTTTAGCAACAGCTTCTTGCTTTTCACGTTCTACACGTTCGGCTTCTTCTTTAGCTTTACGCTCAGCTTCTAGGCGGGCTCTTTCAGCTGCTTCATGTGCAATGCGTTCTTCGTGTTCACGTTGTAAACGTTCTTGTTCAGATTTGCGTAGGCGCTCTAACTCTACTTGCTCAGCTTCACGTTTTAATGCAATTTCAAGTGATTTTTTATATGAGCTAAGGGCTGCATCTTTTTTGATTGCTGCTTCATTGGCAAATTCAGCAAAGCTTTCATCAATTGCCGTTGCCTCAACTTCACTTATGATTGTTTGAATAAGGTAGCTAGTTGAAAAGGTATCAACGCGACCAGCATCAAAATTAGAGATGCGATCTTTAATTGACTGAATGCGATCTTCTTCAGCTTTTTCCCATTCATCTAGTGGCTTACGAATTTCATCACGTAAAGCATCACACTGATCACGCCATGCTTTACGGTCACGATCAATCACAGCAGCTTGCGCCTTAATACCTGCCACCAAGTCTTTTCCATGGTTATCTACAGCAGTTTTAGACTTACTTACCTTGTAAGCTTGAGATGCAATAGCATCACGTCCTTTTTTAGTTGAAACATCAGGAACAATTGAACGTGCTTGCTCAGCCATGCGATTGAATAATTCTTGAATACCGTTTTCTTTGCCGAAAGCCGCTACAATCACGTTTTGTTCTAATACTTGCAATTCATTAACTTGTGTATTTACTGGCGCATTCATAATCTTCTCCTAATTCTTTTCTACTGGGTTTTCTGGTCTAATCATCCAGTGGGTAACTTGTGAAGCACTGGCCCACATTCCTTCAAAACCTCTGTTTTCTGAATATTGACCTTCAAATTGAGTTGGTCCATGATCAAAGCCAAGCTGACCGTATAACAAAAGAGGAATCCCTACAGGTGGAAGACAATTTTCAACACTAATCCACTCCATCACCCACCTCTCAACTCATTCCTAATTTCTGCCAATCTTTTTAACGTTTCACTTAAATAGGCGATTTTTGTCTTAACAGAAAACTGATCACCTAGCTCTAATTGGATTTGCTCAGTTCCACGGCCCACATAGCGCAAGTGAATCCAATTGCCGCCATCAGTAACAACTGTGTCTTGTTCGTTAGAGAGGGGAAGCAACGCTTTGACTGAGTCCTTAATAAGTCTCTGAAGTCTTGATACTTCGATAATTTCAGGATGTGCATTCATAACATTCACCATGGAGCGCTTAAATGCGCTCTCTAATCCCTGATTCGATAAGATCTTTAATCTCTACTACGTCTAAACGGTCAACGTAAGCCAAGATCTCGCCATCTTCGTCATAAACGCGAATGTCTTTAATCTCGTTAATCTCAACATCACGCCAAGATTGATAGCCGTTGCCATCAATTGAATACTGAGCATCGAAATCAACTTCTAAGGTGAACTTCTCATTCTCAGTTTGAAGTACTGCTTGTTCATTCTCAGGGTCGATTGATTCAACTTTGAAAGGAGCTACAACCGTTACAGGTTCGTTGTTAGCAGGGGTGAAAGCATAAGCAGCAGTTAGAGCACTAACTACTCCTACGAATCCCATGGATTTGACTATGTTGGCTTTTATATTCATACTTATCTCCGCATTTGATGCAAACCGCCTAGACTCTGACCCCTATGGCGGTTTTTGTTTGTTGATGAGAAGATAGTAAGGCAACTTACCAAAATGGTCAAGAGAAATGGTAATTAAAATTACTTTTTATTTTTGTTAACTTACTTTTTATTTGATAGATAAAAGAAAACCCGCACATGGCGGGTAATGAAAATTAGCTAATTTTAGCCTGCGCGCCACACCTGGCGCCCAATAACCTTAAAATTCAATCCATTTTGTTCAGTAACAATCCTATCGCGATACTTTTCATTAAAGCTATGCAGAACTAAAGAGCCATCAGCTTCTTTGAAAATCTGTTTTATCATTCCTTCACCTGCAAAGTAAATTGCATAAATCTCACCATCTATGATTTCGGTTTGAGATAAGTCGATACCCACAAGGTCCTGATCATGAATGTAATCAGCCATACTGTCGCCTTTAGCTTTAATGAGCCTTAAGCATTTAGGGTCCACCATCTTTCTTTGAAAGAACGAAGGAGGGAACGGATATTTTTCATTAATTACATCAAAATGGAATTCAATTGATTCCCCAGTACCACACGAAAAGTTAGCTTCCACAACATCAATCCATATATAACCGTTGACCTCATCAAACTCGACAACATCAGGTTCAATGATACTGTCTGTGTCAAATGAAGCTTCTTCTTTAGTAGTTAGTCCATGCTTATTAATAAAGTCTTGAATATTAAAATTAGTAAGATTTTTAGGCTCTTTACCTTTCAAGAGGTACTCTGTAGAGCTACCCAAGGCTTTGGCTAATGCCATTAAGCTTTCATGCTTAGGTACGTTTTCGTCTTTTTCCCAGTAAATAACAGAAGTTTTAGACACACCAACAAGATCAGCTAAAGCTTGTTGTGTAAGTTTTTTCTGTTTACGCAGATTTTTCAAGCGAATACCAAGCGTTTCCATTTTAATTCCACCAGCAGAACGTAAGTTATCTTACCAATTGACTTGGTAAGTTTTATGTAGTTTAATAAGGTAAGTTAAATTACTTTATGGGTAAGTTAGATGACTAAGTCAGAAGCTTTAACCCTGCTTAACTGCACTGTTACACAGTTAGCAGCGAAGTTAGGGATTTCTCACAATGCAATCAGTCAGTGGGACGAGTCAAAAATCCCATTAGCACGTGAATACCAAATACGTGACCTTGCTGATGGTAAGCAACCATTAAAAAGAACTGCTGCGGCATCTTAAGGAAAGTTTTATGAGTCTTGATAAAAAATCTACGCATGTGCGTTTATCTCCCGAAATCCATGAACGAGCAAAAATACTTGCTCATGTTAAAGAAAAGGATCTCGCGGCCTATCTAGGTTTTCTTATTGAAAAAGAGATAGTTGGCGAGTGGCATGTATTCAATATACAAGCAAAATCTTTCGAGCGTTTGGGAATGTCAGCTTTAGTGCGGGAATTGAGTACAGAAGTCAGCTTTTCAGAGGGATCGGAAGGGATTAACGGGATTTTAGACAAATAAAAAAGCCTGATTTCGTGGATCAGGCTAAGTGTTCAATCGGAGAAGGACCAAATGAACTATTCAATATTAGCAGACATTGAACTAAATCGGAAGATTAGTTTGTTTCAAAAAGCGGTTGAGGCTTATGTGCTTAATCGAACTCTCGAAAACTCTATGGCATTGGCTAAAGCGAAAGCTGATTTAGCTGCATTTGTATTGAGAGGTGTTTGATGGGTGCGTTAAAACAAGCTGAGATTATTCCAATCTCAAAAGGTAAGGGCAATATGACAGATAAGTTTGAGGAAGGTCATGTCCGCTCAAGTTGGCAGTACAGACGTGATGTATATCCATTCTTATCTGATGCAGCTCGACATGTCTATTTCATGCTTGAGGGCTATATTAACGGGTTTAATAAAGAATCTGACTATGTTAGCTACTCACAGCTTCAGGAAGAGAAGCGTCACAAAGACAATCCCAAAGCTAGAAAATCAAGCTCAAAAACCGTTAGTAAAGGGCTTGAGGAATTAATTTCATTAGGTGTTATCAGTGTTATTTCTACACATCCGAAATTAGGAAATCAGTACAAAATTAACGAAGTTTCGCTGTCTGACCACTTTACTAAGGAGAGTACTTCACCTAGTACAGCACTTTACCTAGTAAAGCACGAGCACTTTACTAAGGAAAGTACGAGCACTTTACCTAGTAAAGACACAATAGATAATACTTATAAAAATATTTATAGAGAGGAGAGCACACAAGAAAATCCAGTTGATGAAGTTCTGAATATCTGGAAACCAGATTTACAACAATTGAATTCTTGGATGCAAAGATCAGGTTTACCAAAAATCAATCAAGCTCAAGTTGAAGAATTACTTCTTGAAATCAATCCTCACTACGAAAGCAAAATCCATACTGGTGCAGTTACAAGCAACCAGATGTATTCAAACTTTGTGAAGTGGGTTAAGCGTGACTACAAGCTTGTAGAGCGTTTATTCCAACAAGCTAGTGGTGTTGTACAAAACATCAATCCTTCTGAACTCAAAGCAGATATGGGGGATTGGTAATGTCGAATATTCATAACATCCCTATGGAACAAGCAGTTCTTACAGCATTGATGACAGTAGACAAATCATTTGACGTTGTAAGTAACGATCTTGATGTTGAGTGTTTCTTTCCGGAGCGCCACAAGCAAATCTTCCAGGCAATTGCCGACCTTGCGAATGAAAACAAGCCATATGATTTCGTTATGGTTGAGCAGCAGCTTAAACAAAACAACGTAATTCATTTGATGGGCGGCTCTGAATACTTACTTCAAATGTGCAGTGATGCACCTTCAAGTTTTTATAATCTGGAGTCTTATGTTGCTGAGCTAAACAAATTCAAGGCACACCGTGAAGTTGAGCATATCGGGCAAAGCATTGCTGAGATTGCTAAAGACTTAACAATTCCGGACGTTCACATTGCGGCAGAAAGCATTCTGGATGGTAAGAAAACCTCAAACGATGTTGAGAAAACTAGCTTCACTTTTGAAGAGGCTATGAACCGTGCTACAGATCGTTTAATCCAAAAGGCTGAGGCTAAAGCTAACAAGCAATACACAGGCGTAAAGTTCAACCTGCCTCATCTGGACAACGTAGTGGGCACCATTCAGCGCGGCCATTTTTGTGTGATTGGTGGTAGACCCGGATCAGGAAAGTCCACTCTGGCGCAAATGGTGGCGATTCAGACCGCTATGCAGTTCAAGGAAGCGGTACTGGTGGTATCTGCCGAGATGGATGTGGAGACATTCACAAACCGCTGCATCTCAGCACTCACCCAGATTCCATACGACAACATCCACAATGCCGATCTGTACGACGGGATGATTCAGGAATTTGCAGGCGCTCAGGATCGTTTTAGCAAGCTGCCAATTCATATTGAAGATAAGCAGAAGCCAACTATTGCAGAGATTCACTCTTATGCACGTAAGGCCAAGCGTAACTACAAGAAATTGGGCTGCATCATCATTGATTACCTGCAACTGGTACGTGACCCGACCAAGAAAGACCGCTATCAGGAAGTTAGCTCAATCAGTCGTGATTTGAAGGCGATGGCGAAGGAATTCGATTGCCCTGTAATCGCACTGGCACAGCTCAACCGTGAGTCTGAAAAAGGTAAACGTCCAAAGGCATCTGATCTGAAAGAGTCTGGCCAGATCGAGCAAGACGCAGATCAAATCATCCTAGCGAATCCAATCATAGGTGAAGACGACCTGCCATCAGGTGTCACTGAATTAATCGTTGCTAAAAATCGTCATGGCAAGAAAGGCGTAGTTCGAGTTATGGACCGCTTAGATATCTGCCGTTTTGTGACTATCCGAGAAGAAGGAATGGCTGCATGAAAACATTAAATAGAACTAAGAAATTGAACTTTGATGACCAGCTTAGCTTGCTCATGTTCGGTTGTCATGCGACTGCGCCTTTCAGTGTCAAAGACGTGAAGGAATCAGTGTTTGATTTCAATCGAGGAACCATCTACAGCAATCTTCAAAAATTTGTTGAATGGAAATATTTCGAACGTGTTGGGAAAAATCATTACAAGGCAACTCAATACGCAAAAGACATCCTGAATGTTAAAGGGGAGCTGAAAGCATGATCGAATTTGTAGATTACAACTCAATGATGAAGCTGCGTAGAGCGTACAACCTCGGTACTCGCAATGAAGAAACAAGAGCAGCAGCGAACCTATACGAGAAATTAAGAAAGCTGAAAATGCTAGACCAGCTTGAGCAGGAAGCCATTACTAAACATGACGGAGAGCAACAATGAAAAATAGATTACAGGTAGGCGGTTTGGCTTTGATAACCCATGCAATAAAAGAAAGCAATGTTGGGAAGGTTGTGAAGCTCGTTTCTTTTATTGGATCTAGGAAAAGCAAAAATTGGGGCACAAGAGACGATTTCTGGTTGATTGAGTGTGATGATTTTGAGATTTCATATTTCAATCCTAACAAGCCAATTCCAATGCATCCAGCTCAACACCTTATGCCCCTAGGCGATGACAAAGGCATTGAGCTTTACGGCCTTCGTGAAGAGATCATGACAGGACATGACAAGGAGCGCGCTCAATGAAACCAGAACAGTTTATTCGTGAGTTTGGAGAAAAGAAGGCGAGAGAGGTTGTTGAGGGGGCGCCAGGATTTCCAGTTTTCGGCTATTGCACTTTGACAGGTAACTACATTTTCAAAAGATCAAATGCTACTGCTTACTACCACAATGAAACTAATTCATGGTCAGAAGATTATGCGATTGAGTTGATCTTATTGGAAGACCTCAAGCGTCTGGTGGAGTCTTTGGATTTGATCAAGTTTTATGATGGCATTGAGAAAGCAAAGTTGAAGCTGGCGATAGGTACTTGTCTTTTTGGTCGCCCACCACATCCTCGTGAAGTTGAATTAAGACAAGCCATCCGCGACCACGAATCAATATACGGAGGCGGGGATGAGTAAATTCAAGAACGAAGTGAAAGCCACGCTAAAGGATTTTAAAGAGCTTTATACACATGACTGGCATGAGTTCAGCAATGCAGGACAGTTCTATAAACAAGCGTTCCGTGACTTTGCATACGCCACAAAACTTTTACTGATTGGGTTGCTTGGCATTATCTGCCTGATTGTAGCTCCATTCCTAATTCCTTTTGCAATCATGATTCGGACGATAAAAAAATGAAATCAAATACACATAAAACAATTCACTTGTTAGCACAAGACAAAGACGGCTCATTAATCAAAGCAATGCAGCAATACCGTTTGGTTGAGATTGATGACGTTCTTAAATCACGCGGCACATTAGAGTTTGCAGGAAAGACGGTAACTGCTGTTAGACCACATCCAAACAATGATGATTCTTGGCAGGTTGAAACTGGTGAAGGCCTAATCTGGGTTGAAGAAAAGAACTTGGAAAGTATGGAAGGAGCCAGCCATGAGTGAGTTTAAAGTCGCTGTTAACAACGAATCAGACTTCAACAGCGTAATGGCCTTAGCTGAATCAATGGGCTACTACAACGGACTTGAGTTTAAGTACATCCCGAATGTGAAGGTGTTATTTCTTCCAAGTGATTGCAAGCATATTTCATGGAGCCACCGTGGAATTGAGAAATATAAAGGTAAGTATGGAAAGGTAGTTTCAATAGAGGAATTGAAGGTAATAGCAGCAAGCCACCGCATTGACAACGATATGGGCGACGACTTCCCCATAGAAAACCGTATCAGCCCGCTGTGTAAATCAAAGGATGTTTGAGATGGATAAATATAAAGTTATCGCTGAAAAAATAACATATTCGTTAGATGGCTATATTGCTGATCACAATAATAGAAATTTTGGCGATGCAGATGGGTGGCTAAGACATGTAAGAAATGGATGGGAGGAATTTATTGAAGCTCATCCAGACAGCCTTAACCTTCATGAGTACTTACAGCACCATCAAGCGAAAGTGGAGGAGCTGCAACGCAGAAATCAGATGCTTAACGACAACATAAAAGAGCAAGGTCAAAAGCTCGTTTATCAAAACGAAGTGATTGAAACACAAGCTGAAAAACTGCTTGGTTTAAGAGATGAGAAAGCAGAGCTGCAAAAGCGGGTGCAATTCCTTGAGCAAGAATTAGGTGGATGGAAAGGGAAATCTATTGCGGCGATGATAAATGGAATGTGTGGTCAATGTGGCAAGGAGCCATTGCAGGCAATACGTTCTGATAAAGATGGTTATGCACTTCTACATTGCTTTGGATGTGGCGCAAACAAGTATGAATTGATGGGAGAGCAAGCGCTCAAGGGGGAAGGATGAAAGACTTTGCGATAGCAATTATCTACGGTGCAGCGCTATTCGTATCAATTAAGTATGCATGGCGTTGGTACAACGGTGAGCTTTCAACACCTGCAATTATGGAGTGGTTTGGCAGAGGATTCTTTTTTGCTTGGGGAGTAATAGCAGCGACTTTAACTATGGTTTTGGTTATCCGCTTAATTACGGAGTATGTCAAATGACCACATTCAAAGAGGCTCAAAACTACGCGAAGCAGATTAAGAATGCTAAGCGTGGAGGTTATACACCAACAATTGCAAAGGATGTGAATAAGCACATCAAGCAGAAGTTAATCAAGTTAGACAACCATTTCGATGAGTTGTTTAACGAGAAATGGGCGGAGTGGAAGAACACTGCTGATATGCATGCTCAAGGATTTGCTGATGGAATTGAATATGCACAACGTCAAATTCAGGAGCTTCTTAAGTAATGCGTAGAGCAGCAAGAATTGATGCAAATCAAAACGAGATTGTCAAAGCTCTACGCCAAGTTGGGGCAAGTGTTCAGTCGCTTGCTTCAACTGGAAAAGGATGTCCGGATCTGCTTGTAGGGTTTAGAGGCACAAACTACTTAATGGAAATTAAAGATGGTCAGAAGTTCAAGTCAGATAGAAAGCTTACTCCTGATCAAATCGAATGGCATGAATCATGGCGCGGCAAAGTCTTTGTGGTTGAGAGCATAGACGAAGCGCTTCAAGTGATTAGTAAGTTTGAGGTGGCGTGATGGGATTAGTGAAGGTCTGGGATAAAGAAATTAAAGGCAAGCTGTACGCAGTTGGTGATATTCACGGCTGCTACAACTTGCTAATGAATCGCCTCAAAGAAATTGAATTCGACTTTGAAAACGACCTTTTGGTTGCAGTGGGTGATCTCATTGATCGTGGTGCACAGAATCTTGAATGTATCGAGTTGCTTTCTAAGCCATGGTTCACATCAGTTCGTGGCAATCATGAAGATCTATGCATTGGTGGTCTGCATGATCAGTCATATAAGCGTTGCCACATAGACAATGGTGGTGAGTGGTTCTACATGCTTGATGGGCAAGCCATGTACAACATTGCAAAAGTCTTCTCTGAACTACCAGTTGTTTTGGAGATAAACCATAAGGGTAAAAAGATCGGAATTGTGCATGGGCATATCGAACAGAATGATTGGAATGAGTTTAAGGACTCGTTTAGTCAGCCATCTAAAAACCGCGCTCCATCAGATTTAGCGATGTGGGGCCGAGAGCGTCTTGATACTGACAATCAGCAATACACACATGTAAATGGTGTGGATGCAGTGATTATGGGGCACACAGTAACTCAAAAGCCATGTAAGCGTGATAACTGCTATTGGATTGATACCGGTGCAGTTCATTGGGGAACTATAACAATCTTAGATTTAGAAACTATTTGAGGGTGACGGTATGAATGCAGTAGCAGTTGAGAAGTTTGAACGTTTTGAATGGTTGACTCATGGTTTAACTGCGAGTTCACCAAGTATTGAGCCAGTGATTCGCGGAACAGGAGAGAAACCATTGAACTATCAAGACCGCTTGGGTGCTATTGCTTCAATGGATACCCAGTTAGCAAAGTCAGTCACAGCACTGATTATTTTTGAAGGCAAGTCGGAAAGTGATTATGAGTATGTACGTAATCATTTGGCGAAGATCATGGTTCAAAATGCCGCAGTTGATAAGAAGCGAGAGCCTGAACATGTCGCTATATATCACCTAGCATGGTTGATTGCTCGCCTAGTATTAGACTTCGCATTAAATCCAGAGTTAGAAGAACATTACACAGCTAAAGGGCGCTTGGCTTATGCAGGTCTTAAGAGCCATCAGATGAACATAGAGTGCTACCGCAAGACATGGAAGCCTTATGAAACATTGATGACTTTAGCAATTGATTCGGCAATTGATGAAGCAGGCAAAGCAGTTGAAGCCTACAAAAGAAAAACTTACAAAGATATGAAAGTGTAGGTATTCCATTATTGCGGAAACAAGAGTATAGTTTTTATATACTGGTCGTATTACGGATTTCCGAAGACCAACACATCAAAGCTCACTTAATCGTGGGCTTTTTTATTGCCTATTGGAAAGTGAGAAGAAGAATGGCTTGGCTATCAAACCGACATGCACCAACTAAACCAAATCAATTATGTGTACTAGCAGTCAAAGTTGACAGTGAGTCAATTGATTACCTGCCTGCTGTGTGGGATATGTGTGATAGTGAAGATAAACATTTCACTCTTACAGTAGATCGTCCTGATCTTGGCGATATTATCAAGTTAGATCAAGTTGAAGCTTATATGATTTTTCATCCTCTAACTGTTGAAGATAAAAAGCATTTCTAAAAGCTTTCGCTACGTTTCCTTTGCTTTTTGGAGGTTCACATGCTCCGAATCATCAGGCAAGTATTCTGTTTTCATGTTTGGGAATATGGATCGGATTACAACGACGACCCAATCAAAGAATGCAGAAAGTGTGGAAAGATTAAGTGTTTGTAGCCCTGTCCTTTGACGGGGTTTTCTTTTTTGGGGTGAACATGGACACAATCGAAGCGAAGAAGAATTTAGAAATCTATAAACGTAATCTTAGCCGGTTAGAAAACTATAACCATTTATTCAGCAGCCATACGTTTAAGACTGAATGTCAGCGTGAAGTAAATACTCTCAGAACCAGAATAGAGAACCTAGAAAATGCGTTCGACAAAGAGGCTAAACGAAATAAGAGCACTACCATGCGTTAGATGCGGCTATCCTCACTCACAGGCTGCTCATTCTAATTCTGGTAAGCATGGCAAGGGAAAAGGAATAAAAGCCTCAGATGCGTTTACAGTGCCGTTATGCCATAAGTGTCATTTCCTATTCGACACATACAAATTAGGCACAAGACAAGAATCAGAAACCATGTTTGAGCGGTGGTTAGAAAAGACCGAGTTAATGTTAAAAATAGATACAAAATCAGACGATGTTTTCTAATTAAATCATGTGGTTATGGTATAATTTAACTCTATAAATCAATGGTAAATTCTAATGAAAATTAGCCTAGAAATTGATGTGCCAGAGTTTGATTGGATTGATACACCAACATTGTATAGAACGCCAATTGGTGAGTTTAACGACATCCAAGAAGTTAAAGAAATTGGTCGCTTGATTGAATACCTGCAACGGCTAGATGAAATTGAATGGATTATTAACTCTAACCATCAACATGTTCGACATCCATTTTGTCGCGAGTTAATTCGTGATCGACTTCGCTTCATTCCAGAGAATCAAATTTACTGGTTTGGTGAACAGCTTAGCTACTTTTTACAAGACTTTGAAAAGAGAACCGGTCGCAAGTTCGAAGAATATGAATACAAATATCAAGTCCTTTCAAATGGCAAGAAGATTCAATTTAAAACATTCTCAATGATGTTTGATACTGAAGAAGTGGCTTTGCGTCATATAGCAAAGGTCTATACATCAAGAAGTGATTTTAAGTTTGAGAAAGTTTAAGCCACCCTCGGGTGGTTTTTTATTGCGAGGTCAAAATGGAACCACGATTCGTCATCAAAAACCATTCTGACATCAACTATGTAATTGGCTATCTGAATAATAATCATGCAAAGGCAGCGAGTGAAGGGAAGCCTTTAGTAGTATTAATCGCACCTCAAGAGAAGGACCGGACGAAAGCTCAAAACCGCTTGTACTGGATGTGGCTTAATCAGTGGGCTAAACGTCAAGGTACAGATAAAGACTATGAGCATCTGTTCTTTAAGAAGAACTTCTTAGCAAAAATCTATGATCGTGATGACGTTGGCCAATACAAGAAAACATTCAAGGCTGTTAGAGAGTTGAAGGATTCTAAGCATCCAGCCTATCAACAAGTAGCTGATGGACTTTGTGAGTTAATGAGCACGACAGACGCAAGTACAGCTCAATTCACTGAATACCTAAACGACATTCATGCATTCTGCAATAAACAAGGGTGTTATTTGGAAACGCCTGATGATCTTAAGTATGTGCTTGAATAATTGCCAATTTCATATTATTAATGTCTCTCACTTTATAAAATGAGAAACTAACAAATGACAATGAATAACCTTGAATATGAAGCAGTAATTGAATGTGAAAAAATTAAAGGTAAAGCAGCAATTGCTGTGGCAATACTAAGCAATTGTGGTGGCCATGGTGTTATGGATTTAAGCGAGTTAAGTAGAGATAATTTACTTAAGTATATTAAAGAGGTTCAAGCAACCTTAGATGAATAATACGAACCGCCCAAGTGGCGGTTTTTTAATGAGGTAAATATATGGCAGCTCCAATCGGTAATAGATTCTGGGAGCAGCGCAGCTCTCACGGTCGTAAACCGATCTTTGAAGATCCAGAACAACTATGGGAAGCTGCCTGTGAATACTTTGAATGGGTTACAGATAACCCACTAGAAGAGGCGAAGGCATTTGCATATGAGGGCGTTGTAACTGTTGAAGATTTGCCGAAGATGCGCGCAATGACCATTCAAGGTCTATGTTTCTTTCTTGATATCTCTGACGAAACTTGGGCAACTTACTGCTCTAAAGAAGGTTTTATTGGAATCTGTAGCGATATCAAAAGGGTTATCTTCACTCAAAAGTTTGAAGGTGCAAGTGCTGGATTGCTTAATGCTTCTATTGTTGCCCGTGAGCTTGGCTTAGCTGACAAACAAGAGAATAAGCTGACACTTGAAGTTCAGTCATTATCAGAATTGATGGATGAAATAGGGAAGGATGATTAATTATAAGGAGTAGCCATGCTGAATCCTGAGCATAAAGCGAAACTTAAAGACCAGTTATGGCGCTTAAATAATCTTTACTACATTACGAATAAAGAGGGTAAGCAAGTTAAGTTCAAGATGACACTTGAACAGCTTGAATACTTCGAAAACGAATGGACACGTAACATCATCTTAAAGGCACGTCAGTTAGGTTTTACCACTGAGATGTGCATGATTCAGTTAGATGCTGCATTATTCATGTCTGATAAGTGTGCATTGATTGCCCATACGCTACATGATGCTAAGCGCTTGTTCCGTGAAAAGGTTAAGTACGCTTATGATCGCTTACCGCATTTAATCAAAGCAGCCAATCCTTTAGAGATTCAAACTAAGGATGAGCTTGTATTTGTTAAAGGGGGTTCGATCACAGTATCAACCTCTTTCCGTGGTGGAACATTAGACCGATTACATGTGTCTGAGTTCGGTAAGATTTGTGCGAAGTTCCCAGATAAAGCACGTGAGATTGTTACTGGTGCATTTGAAGCGGTCAGTCTTAAAGGACGAATCACACTTGAGAGTACTGCTGAAGGTAAAAGCGGCTACTTCTATGAATTCTGCCAATTAGCGGAAAAGTTATTATTACTCAGCAAAAAATTAAGTCCTCTTGATTGGAAATTCTTTTTCTTCTCCTGGTGGAAGAATGCTGATTATGAAATTGAACCAACTGAAGAACTCCCACAGCGCCTAGTTCAATACTTTGAAGAACTGGAAGTTAAGCACAAGATTAAAACAACGCCAAAGCAAAGGGCTTGGTATCACTCAAAAGAGAAAACTCTTGGCGAGGATATGAAGCGGGAATATCCAAGTATTCCTAGTGAAGCTTTTGCTCAGTCTGTTGAAGGTGCTTACTACAAGAACCAATTTAAATTCTTGTATGCCAATAAACGCATTGGTGTATTGCCTTCTAATGATCATTTACCTGTTATGACCTTCTGGGACTTAGGTGTCTCAGACTCAATGGTGATCTGGTTTATCAGGAAGTTATCAGATACTTGCTACCAAGTTATCGATTACTACGAAAACTCAGGCGAAGGTATGCGGCACTATTTCAAAGTGCTTAAAGAAAAAGGCTACAAGTACAGCAAGCATTATGCTCCGCACGACATTAAAAACCGCTCTCTTATGAATGATGGTAAGTCTCGCCTAGACATTGCCAAAGAGGGTTATGTGCTTGATGACGGGGAGAAATACTCAGTCAACTTCGAAGTGGTGCCAAATATAACGGTGATGGATGGTATTGAGCAGGTTCGTGAGATTTTGCCTCTATGTGAATTTGATGAGTACAAATGTGCAGAAGGAATCACTCATCTTGAGAACTACCGAAAAGAGTGGAATGACAAGCTTGGATGTTGGAAAGACAACCCACTTCATGACATTCACTCACACAGTGCTGATGGCTTCCGTATGTTTGCTGTGGCTATGGGTAAAAAGGTTGTTGCAAAAACACTAGATATAGGAATGGTTTACTAATGCCAGTTAATACTGAACATCAAGCTTATGCAGACATGAAAAAGCGTTGGGAAACTATCGACGATGTCTGTGATGGTTCTGCCACGGTTAAGAAGCGTGGCGAACTTTATTTACCAAAACCCAATGTATCGTCTGATTTAACGCAGAATGATCAATATTATTTGGCTTACTTAACCCGTGCTGTGTTTTATGAGATTTCTAAAGACACATTAAACAAGATGGTGGGCGTGGTATTTGCTGAGGACCCAACGTTCGAACCGGATGGAATGGATTTTCTTAAATACGATGCAGATGGTACAGGTAAGTCAATTTACCAAGTTGCACAATCTGCCTTGCAAGGTCAGCTTAAACATGCACGTGGCGGTTTATTCGTAGATTATCCAACTACTAATGGAAATGTGTCTGTACAGCAGGCAGAGAGCTTAGGTATTCGACCAACAATCGTATTTTATGAGTCGTTGAGCATTATCAATTGGAGTCTAAAGCGAGTTGGTTCGGTCTATAAGCCTGAACTTATTGTCTTGCATGAGAAGTCCACAGAAAAAGATCCAGAAGACGAATTCTCTAAGAAAGAAATCAATATTTACCGCGTACTTCGACTTGATGAAAACAATGAATATAACGTTCAAGTTTATACAGATAAGTCAGGAGAACTACAGGGCGGTGATGCCTTCTATCCAACGAATTCATTAGGCCAAAGATGGAATGAAATTCCTTTTATTCCTTTGGGGTCTTTGGCTAATGATTGGAATATTGACCCGATCCCATTAGAACCAATTGTCACTATGAACTTGGCCCATTATCAAAACAGCGCAAGCTATGAAGAAATGGTATTTATCTGTGGGCAAGCTCAACCAGTTATTAATGAACTTGATGAAGGTTGGCGCGACTGGTTGCAGAAAAATGGTGTTCGCTTAGGTTCTAAGAATCCTTTAATGCTTCCGAAAGGCTCATCATTTGACTACAAGCAAGTCACTGAAAGCACCTTAGCAAAACAGGCTATGGATGCTAAAGAAAACTACATGCAGGCCATGGGTGCCAAGATTCTTGAGACGGAACAAGTCAATAAAACGGCTACTCAATCAAATAATGAAAAACTTGCTCAGTACAGCGTCCTTTCTTTGTGTGTGGCCAATACTAATGAGGCGATGGAATATGCGCTTAAATGGTGTGCTGCATATTATGGAAGCGGATCTAAAGCGAAACTCACAATTAAGCAAGATTTCGCTAAAGGTAAGATTGACCTTGATACGCTTAAGTTCTATTGGGAAATGGTGCTTGCTAATCGCATGAGTATGGAAACCTTCCATGAGTTGCTAACTACTGGGAAAGTTCCAGAAATAAGCTTTGAGGATGAGCAAACACGTATAGAAAGCGAATCAGTTAATAGACCAATGGTGGTTTAAATTGCAGGAGTGACAAATGAACGTCCAGTTGTCACAACAAGCACTTCTAGATGCTCTGGTATCACATCAGGCTTATCTTTATCGGCTGTCTTCAACGGAAATCAATAATCTCCTAACACAATTTGATTCAATCTCTAACGAGATGCTTTCAAAGTTAAGGGATTTATTAGACGATTTGAGTGACGCTGAAAAAACGGCATTCATGGCAGGACAATACACAACGCCTGCTTTGAAAGAAGTTAGAACAATAGTTCAGACTTGGCAGGCAAGTGTAGCGTCAGGATTGCTTGAGAGCTTCACTGTAAGCGCAACAGCACTTGCTGTATACGAAGCTACATATCAGGCTAAAACCCTCGCTAATCGCAAAATAGAGCCAAACGGCAAGACATTATTCAACAAAGCAAAGAAAACCCCTTTGAGTGGTGGTGTGCTACTTGACTACCTATTCGAGAAGATTGCAGACGATGCAAAAGTGCGAGTAGAGCAAACTATTCGTGATGGCTTGTCTAAAGGACAGACTAATCAGCAGATTGTTCAGCGGATAAAAGGTAAGAAAGCTCTCAATTACCAAGATGGTTTGCTTGATCAAAGTAGAAATCAGATTTCTACGATGGTTCGAACTGCTCGAAGTCATGTATCTAATGTGGCCTTGAATGAAACGTACGCTGCTATTGGTGTTGAGTATGTGAAGTTCATCGCAACACTAGATAGCCGCACTTCTAAAATCTGCATGGGTTATTCAGACAAGGTTTATAAGAAAGATGAACCTCATCCTGTGCCACCACTTCACCCCAACTGTAGATCGATCCTAATTCCGGTTTCGGATGATTCAGGAAAAACAATTGGGATGCGCCCATTCAACAACAAAGTGAATGGAGAGGGGGAGATAGGTGTAGTTGATTCAAATACAACTTTCAAAGGTTGGTTTGATAAACAAGATGCAGCTTTTCAAAAGTCTTGGCTTGGGCCATCCCGATACAAGCTATTCAAAGATGGCAAATATTCTCTGGATAAGTTTATTGATCCGCTTACAGGTCAGCCATTCACACTTGCTGAACTAAAAAAGCTAGATGAAGAAATGTTTAAGAGGTTTGGATTATGATCATTGATTTAACAGGCGAAGGCTCACTAGAGCTTTCAAGACTTTCAACGCGAAGTAAGTTCAGATTGCGTCGATGGCTTAGAAGAATTAACAAGCCTGGCAAATAAATTAAACCTTAGCACCTTCGGGTGCTTTTCTTATTGTGAGAAAAGAAATGTTCGGAATAATTGAAAGTCTTACAAAAGCTACAGTATCAGCGGCTTCCACTGTTGTAACAGCAACTGTAGATACAGTGATGATTCCTGTTGATTCAGCAAATGGCAAGGATGTGTATGGACGAACTGCTAAAGCAGTGAACAACACATTGAAGAACCTTGAAGATGCTAGCAAACCAGTTTCTGAAAAGTAAAACCTAATTCTATTTAGAGCACTCGAAAGGGTGCTTTTTTATTGCCCGCAGTTTGTGACTGCAAAACCGCTCAGGGAGCAAAACATGAAATACAAACTCGATAGCCTAGAGGGCTTATCTGATGAAATGAAGGCACTTTACGAAGAAAAAGACGGTGCATTTTATTTAAAAGTTGAAGGTCTGCCGCAGCAAGATAACTCAGAACTTGATGGCCTAAAAAAGAAAGTTGAAGAACTTCTTGGTGAAAAGAAAACAGCTCAGCAAAAACAACGCGAAGCTGAAGAAAAAGCTCAACGCGAAGCCGAAGAAGCAGCCCGTAAAAAAGGTGATGTGGCTGCAATAGAAGCATCTTGGAAAGCCAAGCTTGAGCAAGCAGAAGCAAAACATGCAGAAGCTACCAAAGCATTGCAAGACCAAGTCTACAAATTAACTGTCGGGCAAACAGCACAATCATTAGCAAGTGAGCTTTCTATCAAAGGCTCGGAGGCAGTACTGCTTCCACATATTACAAACCGTCTTCAAGTTGAAACTGATGAAAACGGTGAGGTCAAAGTACGCGTACTAGATTCGCAGGGCAAACCTAGTGCTTTAAGTATTGATGACCTCAAAAAAGAGTTCCGCGGCAATGTGGCATTCAAGCCATTAATTGTTGCTTCAAATGCGTCAGGAAGTGGGGCTTCTGGCGGTGGTTCAGGTGGTGGAGCTGCCAAGAAACCAAGTGAAATGACCACGCAAGAGCGCTTGGAATTCCAAAAGAATGACCCTCAAGGGTTCCAAGCAGCAGTAGCGAATGGTGACTTTAATAATTAATTATTGGGAGTAACTCCATGCCTTCTTTAGTAGAAGTATTTAACCGTGACGTAGTTTTATCTTACCTGCGTCCAAATCCTGTGGCAGTTTCGCCACTTGTGCAATCAGGTGCATTTGTATCTGATGAATCTTTACGTCCTTTGCTTACAAGTGGTTCATCAACATTCGTCGTTCCATACATTAACGGTGTGGATGGTAATGTTGAACAGAACTATGGCAACACCATTTTGACTGATATCGCAATGCCTCGCACGATTGATGCAGGTGAAATGCAAGGCCGCGTTGCTTATATGAACGAAGGCTTTCTTGAGTCTGTTCTTGGGCAGTATTTATCGAAGGTCAATTCACTTGAGCTTATTGGTGGAATGCTGAATAAGTATTGGCAACAAGCTGCCGAAAACCGTGCTCTAGCAACAGTAATTGGCTTGCGTAATTATGACCAGGCGAACGGCAAACGATTCACTACTGATATCTCAGCATCAACAGCTACAGATGCGTCACGCTGGTCAGTAGATGCCTACATTGATGCAGAAAGTACAATGAATGCTTCATTGCGAGGACGTGGTGTGATGTTCGTGCATTCACGTATTGCTGCGAAGATGCGTAAACAGCAATTACTTGAACAAGTGACCACAAGTGATAACTTGCCACCAATCACCGTTTACAACGGGCGCGCAGTCATTGAAACAGATACCAATACGCAAATTGGCACAGGCGCAAACGCTAAGTTCATCACGATTCTTGCAGGTCCACGCGCATTTGCATATGACTCTGTTCCCGGTCCAAAAGATTTGAAGGTTGAAGAAACACAATCAACTGGTAATGGTGCTGGTCATGAAATCCTTTGGACGCGTCGCAACATGTTGATCCATCCGCAAGGTTTTAGCTTCATTGCACCTAAAGACACTTTAAGTGGTGGTACAGAGCGTGAGTCTTTAAGCGCTTCTTGGGCTGATTTGCAGAAGGCAGCTAACTGGAAACTTGTAACCAAACCAGAAGACACCTCAATCCGCTTCCTAATTACTAACCTTTAAGGAGAGCAGTCATGGCTGAGAAGCAACCAGACTACAAATACCAATACCCAACTGACCGCCGATATGCTGATGATGCAACAGACACATTAGCTGCTGGCACCATGTTTAACCCTGCCAAAACAGCGGGTGACTATGGCATTAAGGACCCTGAAGTAGCGGTTCCTGTGCCAGAAGCTCCAGCTAATGGCGGTTAAGTGAAGCAGGGCGGCTTTCGGGCCGTCCTTCTTAATTAGATTTTTAGGATTAAGCTATGAACTATGTAACAGTCGAAAGTGTGACTCAAAAGCTAGGGCCTGACTGGTGGGGAACTGGTGATCCGGTTATTGCTGTGATGCAGGCTAATGCGTGGCTTAATGCTAGAAATTTACCAGACTATCCAGAAGGTGAAATGCCAGATGCGATTCTTACGGCTGGCGCTTACTTAGCAAAACTGGCAGCAGCAGGGCAACTCTACACAACTAAAGAAGGTGTAGTAGCATCCAAAACAGTCTCTGCACAGTCTGGCACGTCGGTAAGCAAAACATACGTTGCAGGAAAAGAAGAGGCAGTCAGTGGTGATATGCAATTCATCCTTGATCTGCTTGAGCCATTCTTTAGCGAGAAGTATCACATCAACACATATGTCATTACGGAGTAAGTCATGGGAATGCGTGATGAGATCCAGCAAGAACTTGTTGCTGCCTTTGATGCTGAGGATGAGCTTGCGGATGCAGTTGATTCCTTTACCTGTACTCGCAAAATATTAACTAGTTCTAATCCCGCTACTGGTGAAGATGCTTACGCCGAATATGTCTATAGCGGTAGAGGCGTCCTATTTGGCTCTTATTTAAAAGATTTGGTGAAGCCTATAGATTACCGCGCAACAGACTCCAAAGGCGTGCTCCTGCAAAATGAAGTGAAAGATACAGCAGGAACTTTAGTTGAACCAGATGTTAATGACATTTGGGTGATTGAAGGTAGTAATTATCGGGTTGTGAGTTACGGAAAAGATCCAGCGGACGCAACATGGATTGCTCAATTGAGGAAAGTCTAATGATTAACTTAGATGATGGGAACTTAATAAGTCAGGCTGTAAACCAAGAGGGCGTTTATCACGCTGAGGTTCGCAAATCCACTAATGGCCCAAAGAAGGTGCTGTTAGATGGCGAAGAATGTAAGTATGTACTCTTTGCAGATACTAACAAAGGCTATCTTATTCGACATAAAACCACCATTGACGGTCGAGTGTTTACAGTAGGGAATGAACCAGTATTTGAGATACTGTTTGGTAAAGTTGAGGTGACTTTTAATGGGCTGGACAAGCAAACCGAGTGCCTTCACTAAAACGATTGAAGCCGACCTTACCAAAAAACAGAAAGATATTGTCATTGATGCCTTGCAGGGTGTTGTTCTCCAAAGTCCAGTTGATACAGGGGCATTTAGGGCATCACACAGAGTAAGTATTAACCAAACTGACCAATCATTTAATGAAGCCGAGAAAGACAAAGGTGGTGGCTCAACCATTAGCAAAGGCACAAGTGCTTTATCTCGTCTAGTTCCTTACTCTACTGTATACATCCAAACGAATGCGCCTTATGCAACCAAAATCGAATATGGCGACTTCACTGACAAACCAGAGACACCAAAAACTACAGGTGGCTATTCAAGACAAGCCCCTCAAGGCGTTTATTCCACAACCTTTAACTATATTGCTCAGAAATACGGTGGTTAAAATGGCAATGACTTTAGATCAAGCACGACAAGCCATTATCACTAGAGCAATGGCCTTTACTGGAATTGAGCAAAGCCGGATTAAATATCCTAATAAAGACTTTACTGTGCCGGTTGATGGACTATGGTGTGACATTAATGTGTTATGGGGTGGTTCGATCATTGCTGCAATTGGTGATACCCCATGCACAAGAAGAACAGGGATTATCTCAATCAACTGCATGGCCCGTCTGAACACACATGAAGTCGCAATAACAAAACTTGCAGATGCTTGGTTAGCTCATTTCGAATATTACACAACTGGCCAACTAGAGATACTCCAAGGTCAAGTACAAAACCTCGGCAATAACGGGGACTTCATTCAGTACAACATTTCAATAAATTATCGCGTCAATTAACGAATTTAACTTTTAAACGAACCTGTCCTTAGCGGCAGGTTTTTTTATGCCTGAAATTCAGGCAACCACTGGCTAGGCTGATCCCCGAAAAGCACGCTTTTCATGTTCAGTGTGCCTGCCAGTTCTTTTCTTTGAACATGAGTAAGTAAGAGGAAATCTTATGAACATGATGACAACACTGAATTTACGAGCTTTGGTTACCAATGATAATGGCGAGCCAAAAACAACAAGTTATGCAGTAGCAGAGGCCTTTAATAAGAGCCACAGCCATGTAATGCGAGATATTAAGAAAATCATTAAGCAATGTGGTGAAGAATTTGCTAAATCCAATTTTGGATTAACCTTTGAAAACAAGAAGATAGGAAACACAGAACGCAAAACTCCTTTCTTTAGAATTTCAAAAGACGGGTTCATGTTGCTTGTTATGGGTTTTACTGGCGAAAAGGCCATGAAAACTAAAATCGAATTTATTAATGCCTTTAACTGGATGGCTAATCAACTTAGCCAAGTCTTTCAATCTAAATGGGCTAGATACAACTCTGTAAGTCATGAATATCAATCCAAAAAAGACCACATTAGTTGCTCAGCACGTGATATGCGAGCTTGGCGTGATGAAAAGCCAGTTTTAGAAAAAGAGTTATCTCAACTTGAGATGGAACTCCAACCATCACTTCTTCAATCAATGGGTAGCATTTGAAATGTGACCCCCTAATCAAAACTACGCCCTCAATTCGAGGGCTTTTTAATGTTAAAGAAAAAGGAAATCCAATGATCACAAGAATATTTGAAACTACTGAAGGTCATAGTGTTTCTATTGATGTTATGGAAGATGGCAAATGTAGTCATGATGAAGTTGAGTACTTAAAGATTGAAAGTTTGGGTGGGCCGCCTGTTTGGTTGTGTTCGAAATGTGGAAAGAAACTTAATGAAAAAGAGTTCTTAGAATTGCAACAAAAACTCCCAAATTAACGGAAACCAACCATATAAATCCACACCGCCGAAAGGCGGTTTTTTATTGCCTAAATATTTTATGTACCACCTTTCGAGGTGGTTTTTTTATGCCTATAAGGAGTAAAAGCCATGTCGAGTGGTGCAAAGATCCGTCTTTACTATGCTGAAGAGCAAACCCCCGAAGTATTGCCAACTACACCAGTTTGGAAAACTGTTCGTCGTGTGACTGATGGCTTAACTGAAAACGTCACCACTGAATCATCAAACAGTGTGGTCGATTCGCGATTCCGTCAAGGTGGCATGGCTACCGAAGCAGAAATCACAGGTTCTTTAGAAGTTGAATTATCTATTGGCTTGTTTGATGACTTCTGGTCAGCAGTAGCAATGAATAACTGGGCCAGTGATGTTCTTAACTTTGGCGGTAATGTGCGAAAGACATTTACCTTCGTCAAAGTTTTTGAAGATATTAACCAGGTATTTATTTACCGTGGTGTACGCATAAATGAAGCTACGATGTCTATTGCTACTACTGGCAAAATCACAGCTACATTTGGCTTGATGGGCACTCTGTTTGAGCGCACTACTACAAACCCTGTTATTTCGCCTTTACCAGTCCCTGAATTAGTCCTTGTTTCAGCGCTTAACGTTGGTGATCTTAAAGTTAATGGAGAAACTGTTGTCGGAACTGCTTGTATGCAGTCGCTTGAACTGACTATCAACAACAATATGGAAGCAATCCGTTGTATTGGTTCTAAAAAGCTCACTGCAACGACTTATCTAGAAAAGATTGTAGACGTAACTGTTAATACTCAATACATGTTCTCTGCGCAATCAGCAGCTTATATCGACTTCATCAAAACCCGTGACACCATGCCGTTAGAGTTCTCTATTGAAGATGATGCAGGTAATGGTTATGCCTTCCAGTTCCCACAATTAGAAGTGGCTGAAGCTAATCACCCTGATGGCGGTGGTGAAGACACCATCACAATCGACATCAACTACAACCATATTCGCGTATCACCGATTATTACACGTGTGATTGCACCAGTTACACCTTAAAACTGATTTGGCAGCTTTATTGCTGCCTTCTTATTTGGAGATATAACATGGCTCTTGAAGTCAATATTCAAAGAAATAAAGACGTCAGTTTGTGGCGCGAATATAAAGATGAAGAAGGTAATGTACTTGCTGAGTTCAAGATCCGAGGCATTGGATATAAGCCTTATCAAGTAGCTTTAGAACGTGCGAATAACCAAATCACAGCTAAAGGATTTGATGTTGCTAAAGCTTCACCCGATGACAAACTCTTTCATGAATTACTATTGGAAGCAGTTGCATGCCATTTAATTGAAGACTGGAAAGGAGTAGTTTTTGTTGAAGAAGGTCCTGAAGGTGATCTTGTTAAAACTGAACCTACATTCAATGGTGAGAACGCTACGAAATTGCTTAATATGGGTGATTTAGGGGTTTCGCTCTGGTCATTTATTCGAACTGAATCAGAAAAGATCCAAGCTGAAGCAAATCAATATCGAGATGATGTTGTGGGAAAGTCACAACCCTCTACACCTACGCGAACAAGTACGCGGGGCTCACGGACCACGAAAAAAAGCAAAGAGAAGCCCTCGGTGTAAAGCTTCCGGACGCGCCTGACTATTCTTATGTAGCTAATGCCATCCTGTCTGCATATAACACGATTGCAAGATCTAGACGCTATGAACAAGGTGTTCCTCTGGCGTTAGATATTTCTGCAATTAATGCTTATGTAGAGCAATATGACTTACCAGTTGAACGATACATTTTTAATGACAGTATCTTTACACTCGACGATATGTTCTTGGATGAGGCGCATAAGAAGGCCAAGGCAGAAGCTGAAAAAAGGAAGAAGTGATGAGTTGGGTTGGGGTAACTATTACGTCACTTTGTGACGTAATAGTTGTTTTAAATAGTTATTTATCTATAATTTCTTAATAAAATACTCTAGTAGACTTTGTATTTTAAGACTTAATTTTGTTTTTATACAAAATTATGATATCAATCCATTATTTTATAATGTTTTGAGATCAAAATGGCCGTAGTTAAACTAAGAGCTTTTGAAATAGTTAATAACAGTATTAATAAAAAGCACTCTGATCTTGGTAGGAAGTTGAATATTAAACTCAAGGATTCGATATCTGTTTCAGAGCGCAGAATGAGACTTAGTAGTGATGATCCGCAACAAGAGGAAGATTTAATTTGTGACTTTTCAGAAAATATAGGTCTTGATGTTTTCTGCACTATGTTGAGGGTTGCTCTTGGTAATAATGTTCAACATGTAAATAGAACCTTATTTTCTAAGCAGAACTTCACAATCAACGAGTTAAATACTAATGCTGTTGATGCGGAAGCCATATACAAACACCACTTTTACTTCGCTGTTGGGAATGGCTTCTTGGTAACAAATCTAGGTGGCACTTTTACTATCACGAGATTGCAAACATACCTTAATTGGCTTTTGAATGAAATGTATGAAGTCAACCCATTAGTTTCCAATGACATACTTCCAGACTTATCACAAATTAAGGACATTACAGTCCATGATTCTTTTTTAGGCAAAAGTCCTTCAAGCAGAGAAATGACGAAACAAAAATCATCATTTAATCTTGGGGCTATTGCAAGAGATCTAATTTTTGATTCAATCTCAGACACAAAAGGTCTAACCAGACATGAGCTTGACCAAATGATTTCTGCTAAACTTGTAATTGAGTTTAGAAAGCCAAAAAAAGATGATAGTGATGAGGTAAAAAAGGCTTTTAGCGCATTACTCAAACCTATATCAGATCTAGATAACTTCGAATTTCAGACAAGAAATAAGAGGAAACTGGTAAAAGGTAAAGACGTCTTGCGAATTAAAGAGGTTAGTATTGATACTACTGAAAGCCAGCAATTGAGCGAGCAGCATTTAGCACAAGAAATGGCAAATTTTATTTTGGAATTAGCAAATGAACGTAAAGCGTCTCCTGATTAGCATCGTGTTAGTTCTGATACTCGCCACATGCTTGTCTAGTTTTATACAAAAAGACCTGGATAGTTCTTTTATTAATACCATTTACACAATAGCAGGAATAATGTTCTCTATAGGTATGGGGATACTATGTACATTAAATCCTGAAAAAGTAATTAATGAAACATACTACAAAGCAATTAGAAATAATGTGATAGATGTAAGAAATACATACTTGTTGTATTTTTTTATCTTATCAATCGCTTATTTGGCTTATCAACTTGAACCTTTGTTTAGCTTTAAATTAGGAACTGTTGGTAATATTTCAATTATATTTAAGACTTCGTTCGCAGCAATTTTAATTAATATTCTTGGAGTTCTTTATTTTATTGCTAACTTTATGGATATACAACAACTTGGATTTGATATCTCTGACAGGACGCGAGAATAGAACTAAGGCAATATGTGTGACAGTTCAAAGTAATTTTGATAAATTACCCTCAAATATGAGGGTATTTTTATGAAAAAGATTATTATATTGGGTCTAATGTTTGGACTCGTGGGTTGTGGTGAATCAAAAGAAAAATCTAGCGCTGATAATGAAATTAGAAAGTGTGTGCAAAAAGGTATTGCATACTATAAAGAAATAGGTTCATACCCAATGCTTAAATCAGAGAATATCTCCGCAGAGGATAAGGCTTTGCAAAAGTGTGAGAACAGTTCAGTCGCGTTTGATTCGCTATAACGGTTTTTATTGCAATCCTAAATTCTCAATTGTTAAAAGGGCATTGTTATTACAACAACGCCCAATATTGAATTAATGAGCTAAATACCATTCAATGTCATGCGGTGATTTATTACCAACATGCTCTAAAGTAAGGCCATATCCAATTGCTTTACGATTTAAAGCATTAGCATGACAAACCGCTTCAGATGTCAAGCCACTCAAACGGCCTGCATAGCTACTTTGAATAGCTGTTAGAGCTGGATAGATTTCATTCTTAATGAACTTGCCAAGAATTGGGACATACCACATCAAGAATTGAACATCCTTATCTCGCAATACAGTATGAATGTTTGGTTCAGTATCTTTGTACTTCTCAGCACTGCTGTACATAGCGATCAGATGATGAACATACTCAACTGCCACAGGAATTACATCATGTGGGATTTCATCAATATGCTGAACATTGAAACGTTGGTGAACTAATTTATAAGCATCGCTATAGTTCAAATGCTTGGTTTTAGACACAAGCAGATTTACAGCACTTGTTAAAGGTTCACGTTCAGATTTATGGGTTTTTGCAACTGGAGCACCAATTTCTTTATCAAGAACATCCAGTACCCATTTGCGGAATTGCGCTGCAACTGATGTGCGAGCAAAGAAGGTGATTAAGTGACATCCTCTAGAGTTAAAAACACGGTTCTCCATTACTACAGAGCCAGTTTTTCTAACGACACTCATTTTGAGGGTCGTTGTCATTTCAGGTGTAAACTCATGTTTATTTCGTTCGTAGATTTGAGTAACTGCATCAGATTTTGCATAACCTAGAGCTTTTGCAAGCTCACTTGCTGTTAACCAAATCTGGTTGTTGTGTTGTACAGGAGAAAAGTTCACTTCGTTAAAAGTTAATGCTAAACTTGTCATGTTGATTTTCCTTAGTTTGGGAATGATACAAAACCCTGTTTGATGTGAGAGTCGGCAGGGTTTACTTGTATTTAGGCTTGGTGTTTTGTGCGCTTTAGCAACCATTCTTCAATAAGAAGATTTACTTGCGCTGTTAAGCTACGATGCTCTTTTTCAGTTTCGATTTTTAATTTATCAAGAGTTTCTTCTGGAACTCGAATATTAATTTGGGGATCTTTTCTAGCCATTTTCTACTCCGGTGTATAACGGTGATATATTTATATAACGGTGATGCTATTGTGTCAAGCACCGTAATACTATTATTCTTATAAAACGTTTTTTGAGCTTCAAAGTGATGTCTAGAGCAGACCCGCAAATCAATATTCGAGTGCCTATAGAGCTAAAGAAAGAAATAGAGCATGCAGCAATTGAAAATAGTAGGTCGCTTAACGCGGAGGTTGTTTACAGGCTGCAAGAAAGTTTAAGTAGTGGAAGGGTTAATAAATCCGAACTCACTACTGAGGAACTTATGGAAGAGCTTTCAAGCAGGTTGGAAAAATTTAAGATTACTATTGAGAAGTAGGTAAAGGGGATATTGCGTGTATGAACTTCACCCCGAAGTGCAAGCACAGTTAATTGTTAAATCAGTTGATGCGCATTTTGTTATTGCTTTCCCGAAATCAAAGTCACAGAATTTTCAGGCTGCATTAAGTTTGGCAAAACTTGCAGACACATTTGAAGAAATCAAAGATGGTAAATCAATATATTACCTTTCTTCATTTGAGATAAACCTAAAGAATGTTAGCTTAATAAAAGCAATTATGGATTTAGCTCTATTCTGGAAAGGTGTTCATATTTTTCTTAATGGGCAGCCAGTTAATAGAACAAGACTACTTTCAGAAATGCTTGGTTGTTTTAGGGATTCATTTCGGGCTACTGACAAGAAAGCTTATTGTTTTCAAGTTGTAGAGGATGTTGGTGAACCACAAAATACAGGCCCTTTAGTATTTGAACTCAACCTTGTCAAAAGAGAAGATGAATTTATACCAAGAGCCGAGAAAAAAGAGGCAACAAAGTGGATACACCCTTGTAAACTTCTTGCCAATTCTCATAGATACTTAAGCAAGGATCACCCTGCCTCACTTCAATCCCAACTTCAAGCGCAGGCGGTTAAATTTAACTGTGATATTTGCCCAAATTTCAATGCTGATAATTTAATGAAATTGGATGATTTTTCTTAATTTAAAATACTTCTTAGTTTATTAAGGTTTAAAGATGAAAAACTTTATTTTGGTGATGCTTACTCTTTTACCTTTTAATACGTTTGCACAGGATATTTATGCTCATAAAAGCAAAGATGGGTCAACAATACTTTCTACAAAAGAGGACAATTCTTCAGATTATGAAGAAGTAAAAAAAATACATATTGATAACTCGGACATAACTAATTGGAAAGTAAGTTGTAGTAAAGATCGTTTTAATGGAACTAAATCTTGCAGTCTAAATAAACCATTCAGAGATTTAATGGTCACTATAATTAATGGCAGCTATGGTGTTTATGTAGGGAGAGATCATTTCCCTCGTTCGACCAGCGCTGTAAAGGTTGACAACAATCCTGCAATATATGGTTATGAAGGAGTATCTAAGACCCCCTTGCAAGTAATTGAACAAATGAAGAGGGGTAAAGTTGCCTATACAAGATATAAAGAATGGCCCTATGAATACAACATAGATAGTGAAGTTGAGCTAGATGGATTTAATGATAAGTTCAACGAAATGCTGCTGAAATACAAAGAACTGTAACCTTAAAAAATACATACAACCGCCAAACATCGGCGGTTTTTTATTGCCTAGAGGAAAGTAAAATGGCACAAGAATCACGTCTCGTTATTGTAATTGATGCTAAAAATGCAGAGCGTAATGCGCGCAATCTAGGCAATGAATTAGATAGTATTGAGCGCAAAGGAGACTTTGCAACTAAGTCGATGGATGGGTTGTCAGTGGCAACACGCGAACTAGCTGGCTATATGGCTGGACTAGTTACCATCGGGGCTGCTGTTGCTAAGATGGATGCTTATACAGGCATCCAAAACCAATTGAAGTTGGTAACTGAAGGGCAGAATCAACTCAATACAGCAATGGATAATACTTTTGAAATTGCTCAACGTTCACGCTCATCTTGGGAATCTACTGCAACGGTTTATCAGAAGCTTGCAATGAATGCTAAAGATGTTGGTTTGGCGCAAGAAGATATTGGGCGCCTAACAGAAACAATCTCTAAAGGTATTGCATTATCAGGGGCGACAGCAGCTCAAGCGGATGCAGCTATTATGCAGTTAGGGCAAGCCCTTGGAAGTGGAGCATTGCGTGGGGATGAGTTTAACTCTGTCATGGAAAATGGCTATGGATTAATGCAGTTGTTGGCTAAGGGTATGAATGTGCCTATCGGACAACTTAAATCTATGGCGGAAAATGGCGAATTAACCTCTGAGAAAGTAACCAAAGCATTACTTAGCATGTCTGAAGAGGCCGATAAGCAATTCGGTAAAACAGATGCAACTATTGGGCAGTCATTAGGGTTATTAAGTAATAGTTTAACGCAGTTTATCGGGGAGGCAGGGAGAAGCTCTGGAGCGGCTCAGGTACTTTCAGGTTCAATCGAAGTGCTTGCCAACAACTTTGAATTATTGGCAGATGGTGCTGTCGTTTTGGGTATTGGTGCAATTACTAAAGCAATAATTTCTAAAACAGTTGCAGTTCAAGCTGATCTTGTTGCTTCTGCTGCTCAAAAGGCTGCTGACCAAGCACAAAAGCAGGATGCGATTGTCCTCACAACTTTAAAATTGAATGAAGCTAAAGCTCATCTTGCGAATGTTCAGGCTACAAATGCCGAGACACAGGCTAAATTTGGTGCAACTGCGGCCAACGCTCGCTATAAACTTGCAGCCGATGCTGTCACTCAAGCATTAATAGCACAAACTGCTGCACAAAATGGTTTAAACACAGCAACAAGCGTAGGTTCCAAAGTTTTTGGGTTGGTAGGTGGCTGGGCAGGGGTGCTTACAATCGGCGTCACCGCATTAGCTGCTGGCTACATGTACATGCAAGATCGAGCCGAAAAAGCAAATCAAAAACTTAAAGAGCAAGCAGAGGTGGCAAATCAATCAGCAGAAGAGTTACGTAAACTTCATGGTGTGGAAAAACAGTCAGCTATAAATGATATGACAGCTGCGTTAGAAGCCCAGAACAAGGCTTTACGTGATGCAGAATTAGCAGCAGGTGCGGCTTTAATTGATATTCAAAACTTTGCACAAGGAAATGTAGAGGTAACAAAAATATCCAATGAGGCTCGTCTTGGAACAATTAGCTACACAGAAGCTCTGAGAAGACTCAATGGCATGAGTATTCCGCCAGACCTCTATAATGCACTTAAAAAACAAGTTGAAGGGTATGATCAGGCATACTTTGCAGGCGTAAAGTTAGTAGATGGCTTAAAAGCTGTAGGTAGAGAAGCAAGACTTCAAGGTAATGCAGCACAAAACGCAGCTAATCAGAATAATATCCATGCGAACAGTTTGGATGGTGTTGCAGGTGCTGCAAATAATGCAACTAATGCACTAAGTGACTATCTAAAGAAATTACAGCAAAGTACTTTTAAGACAGAGCTTACAAACAAACTTATTGGAAATTATGGTTTTGATCCTGAAAGAGCAAAAGCCTTTGCTGAGGCATATGTTCAGAATGGCAATAAGATATCTGCGCAAGATGCAAAAATTATTGATCAGAATCTTGCCGCCAACCGAAAACTCCAAGCAAGTGAGGAGGCAGTTGCACAAACTAGACGCAATAGTGCAGCAGCTGCACGTAAAGCAAATCGAGAAGCCACAAAAGAGGCGAATGAAGCTAAAAGATTGTTTGAAGAACAAGCTAGATTACGTGATCAATTTGCAGATAGTTACGCTCCTAAATTGACTCAAATTGAAAATGATTTACAGCGTGAATTGACTGAAATCCGAAAGGCAAACTTTGGAAATGAAGAGAAAGACTATATTGCAAAGGCAACTGCTCGGGCCGAATTGAATAAAGAATTGTATTTGCGCGAATTAACATATGAAATTAATCAATTTCATTGGAGTGAAGAGCAGAAGCTTAAATACTCATATGAAACTAAGCAGATGCAAATCAAGGAAGGAACTGAGTTAACGGATGATTTAAAGCAAATTCGTCTTGATGCGCTTAAGCAAGAGTACGATCAAGAAGTTGGAATAATACAGCTCGCTCAAGAGCAACGTCTTTTTCAGGCTCAGCAATCTTATATGCATGAAGTTGATGTAATGCGTGAAAGATATCGACTAGAACGTGAGGAAATTGCAAAAACAGAAAAAGACCCGAAAAAGAGAAGTCAGTTTCTCAATGCATCTGCACGTGCTGAAGATAATGAGTTTGCAGATAAGAGAAAAGGAACATGGGACAATTATCGACGCATGCAGGGAGAAATGGATGGCACATCAGAATATGTAAATCTAGATATTGATTATGAAGGGCAAGCAAAGGTGCTTGAAGATGCAAGGAAATATGAACTTATCTCTGCTGATGAACATGAGGCTGCTCTTTTAAAAATCAAACAAGATTATAAAGACAAAAAATTAGCATTAGACCTTGCATATGGTCAGCAAGCTATTGGGTCTTTAACTTCAATGTTTGGGTCAATGTTTGGGGAGCAATCCAAAGCCTATAAAATCATGTTTGCAGCAGATAAAGCTTACGCAATTGCCGTTGCGGGTATTGAAATTCAAAAGGGGATTTCAAAAGCTATGGGCTTGGGTTTCCCTGCAAATATCCCTGTCTTGGCTCAAGTTGCAGCGCAAGGTGCCACCATACTCAGTAATATTAGGGCAATTGCTGATGTTGGTTTCGCCACAGGCGGCTATACAGGCAACATGGGCCGAGGTGATGTTGCCGGTGTCGTTCATGGTCAGGAATATGTATTGAATGCGGCAGCTACTAAGAGAGTAGGCGTTGATACGTTGAATGCCATTAACTCAGGTCAACCAGTGGGTAATAGCCAAGTTAACATCCAAATCATCAATCGTGTTCAGGGTGTTGAACTTATTGAAAGTAAAGGCGCTGATGGCTCAGTAACGATTGAAGTTGTTCGTGCAGAGGCGCAGAAAGCAGTTAAACAGGGTTTTGCCAATTTGGGTAATCCAAATTCATTTGAATCTAAGCAGATTACAAGGAATACGACTGCAAAACCAAGTAGATAATATTTTTAAATTAAAGAAAAGCTACCTATGGGTGGCTTTTCCTTTATCCAAAACAAAACCCCGAGAGTTCACAGCTCTTGGGGTTTTTGTTTCTAACCCACAAACCAGACTTGAGGATCAGAACATAGATGAATTTTAACCTAAATTTACAGGTTGATAAAGTGATGAACAAACTTTCAAACAGCAAAGTATTAAGGGTGTGGACTTACATCATGGCTTTTGTATTTTTAATTGGAATTTTGATTTGGCAAGCAGCACCAATATTGACAGCAACTTCTAAGTTGATTGAGGTATTGAAATGAAAGCATGGCGCTTTATTGCAATTCTTATCACTTTGATTATATGTACATATATTTGGAAAATGTAATGAAACTAAATATTTAAACCGACCCATAAAGAGGTCGGTTTTTTATGTCTAAATTTTAGGGAAGGCAAATATGAGAAAACTATTCTTATCGCCCAATGAGCCGGACTACAACCCAACCTTGGGTGATGGGGTGTTAACTCAACAACTCACAGCTGGAATGCCCCGGCAAAGACGAAATTTTATTGGGGCAACGCATGGAGTAACTTTAAGCTGGTCTTTAAGTATCGACGAAATGGAACTTTTGTTAGCTTTTTATTTTGCAAACCAGTATGACCCTCAGCCTTTCTTAATGGATCTGATTTTCGATTACACCAGCCTAAAAGAATATCAAGTGGCATTTATTGGCTCTTTAAAATGGAGTAAAGAGGGTAATCTTTGGCGAGCAAACATTGATGCTGTTGCAAAGCCTTCTCCACGTAACCCAGATGAAGATGACAAAGTTATTGAAGCTTGGAGACTTGGACTAATTCAGGCATCTCCATCATTAGAAAAGCTCGCAAACAAAGCTGCAGCAGACGCTCTGGAGCCATTCCTATGAGTGATATTACTGAATTTCATTTAGATTCCAGCCCTTCAGTAGTTTTACTTGAATGTATTGAAGTGAAGCATAGCTTATGGCCAAGTCCACTACGATATGTGACCAACAATGCAAATGGCATAACAGTTACTCATGAAGATTCGACCCAAGCTATTTATGAGTATATGCCCCTAGCCATCCAGAAAGGCAAGACCTCTGATGATCTGGACCAATCTATCAACATAACGATAGGGGAATTAGGGCAGATAGTACCGCAACTAATCAAGATCATTCTTGATGCGAACAGCGAAGAGAAGCCACAAGTAATTTATCGGTCTTATTTGTCGAGTGACTTAACTGCTCCGGTTGATGTTATTTATGGACTAGAAGTTGAAACAATGAATCAGGACTATCAAGCCTGTACATTTGAAGCTGTGGCACAAAGATTAAATAGTGTAGGTACTGGACGTATTTATACAACTGATATGTTCCCAAGTTTAAAAGGGTTCTTCTAATGAAAAGTATTGATAGCTTGCTTAATAGACAATATGACCCACAACATTATCACTGTGTTCACTTCTTGCTTGAAGCTGCTGAATATCTTTTTAAGCAAGATTATTCAAGCTCATTTATTGGTTTGACTGGTTCGCTGCACGAGACACTAAAAACTTCACGCAATACTGTAATTCAGAACAGGCGAATAGATCACCCAATTGACGGCTCCATTGTCTTGATGACAAATCAAAATCAAAGCTCCCATGTGGGGCTTTTTTATTGCGGCAGGGTTTTGCACCTAACTGAGCTTGGTGTCCACTATTTAAACATTCAAGTATTGAAGAAGTTCTATAAACGGATTCGCTATTATGAGCCGATTACGCATATTCACCAATCCAATTGATGGACAAGACAATGTTCTACATGTTCGTACTGATCGGGTTCTTGAAGCATTTAAATATATAAAGAAAAAACACCCACAAGCACGAATCTACTTGCAGCCAGCATGTGTACACAATGATGTAACGCCAACTAATAAGATAGATGAAGCGTCACTATTAATGTTGTCCAAAAAGCACGACTTTGATGTTGTCTGTGAAGCAGGTGAACCAGCAACAATTATTGCTGTGGTGTCCCTTGTAGTATCTCTAGCATTCTCAATTTATACAATTTTGACTATGCCAGATGCGAACAAAGGTATAGAAAAGTCTTCATCCAACAATAAACTTGGTAATCGAGAAAATACACAACGTATTGGTGGTCGCATACCTGATCCGTTCGGTACAGTTCTTGCCATCCCGGATCTTATTGCACCGCCTCTTCGATATTTTCAAAATAATGTAGAGATTGAAGAGTGCTTGATGTGCTTGGGGCGTGGGTATTATGAAATCTCAGATGTTAAAGAAGGCGAGACATCAATTAACCAGATTGATGGTGAATCGGTTTCTGTATATGACCCAAATCAAAGCCTAGACACAACAACTCCAATGTATCGATACGGAGATGTTTTAAATTACGCTCCGTTAGTAGGTAAGCAATCACGTAGTATTACAGGGCAAACGCTTTTGAATCCAAGCTCTGCGCGTGTTGTTAAAAATACAATCACCTTTACTTATCCAAACGTTATTAATGTCGCTACAACAGCTTTCGTAAATGGCGAAACTATTTCTATTGAAGGTGCTCAATACGGGGTTAAAGATCAACTGTTATCGGGCACTGTAGATGTAGGTCTTGACTACGTATTGACAGTCGCGACAAGCACAGATATTTCCCAGCCGCAAAATTTCAAGGGCCTAGCGATCCAAGCGTTACTAATAGACGATCCGGTAGAGGGGACTCTAGATTTAGCTGGGGTTTACGAAGTAAGTAATATAGCCAAATCAGGTAGTGCTGGTTCGTGGGTATATGAGATTTCATTAGTAAATCCACAATCTGTTAACCAGAATTTTCTAAAAATGACAGAGGCTGCATCTAGCTCAATTTCTGGCACACTCACAGATAACATTGACAGTATGGACCTAGACGGAACATACACAATCAATATTAACTCAGGCACATCAATTACCTTGTCAGCGCCTGATGCCATAAACCCAGATTGGCTGAAACTTCAGAATTGGGGTAGTACAGCAGGCAATATGGTTGGCTTATATGGTTCACAAGAGAATTGGTTAGGGTGGTATGAAACCGACACAGAAGGCGACCAAATCTTTGCTAACTTCAATGCGCCACAGGGTCTATATCATATTGGCGAGAAGGGCTATAAAGAGGTTATTGGCGTTCAGCTTGAAATGGAGTATCAACTTCTAGATTCAACTGGTACACCGACAGGTGCAATTTATAGTGTTTCTGAAAACCTTTTCGGTAATCCTCAGAGTATTGCAAGCCCGGTTGGTTTAACGCTAAAAGCAACACTGCCATCTACAAGCCGCCTTAGATATAGATTAAGACGACTTACTGTACATTCTTCAAAAGGTACGGTAGTAGATGAAGTTCAGGCGCATTCAGTCTATATCATGACAGCTTTAACCAAGCTATCGTACGATGATGTAACTCTAGTACGCACTGTTACTGTTACCAATGACATTACTTCCGGAGTAAAAAAGCGTGAGTTAAATATGCTTGCTACTCGCAAAGTCTTTTCATACGAATCAGGTTCTAAATCACCTGAACGCATTGCATCTAACAAATTTGCCGACATCGTTTGTGCCGTTACTACAGATGATTATATTGGCCGTAGATCAATAGACACCATTGATATTCAAGACCTGTATGCAACTCAAAGTCAGGTTCAAACCTACTTTGGAACTCCTAATGCTATTGAGTTTAACTACACGTTTGATAGCGAAAACATGTCATATGAAGAGACGCTTGCAACAATTGCATCTGCTGTATTTTGTAATGCACGAAGAACGTCTGGAAAAATCTATTTTCAGTTTGAGAAAGTGAATCCATCGTCATCGATCTTGTTTAACCATCGCAATAAAAAGCCTCAATCTGAGACTGTGTCGACACGATTTGGTAAAGACAAGCAATATGATGGTGTTGAAGCAACGTGGCGAAATGCTAGTGAAAACTACACAGAAGAGTCCATTAAGCTTCCGAATGAAGGTATCACCAATCCGAAGAAAATTGATTTGATAGGTGTTACGAATAAAGTTCAAGCGCATTTCTTGGCGCATCGAGCATGGAACAGGATCAAGTATCAAAGAGAGACAATTCAATTTACTGCATACGGTGAAGCCGATTTAGTCACTATTAATGATCGCATTGCAGTAGTGAAAGATTCTATCCCTACTTTAGTTCCGCTGGGTGTAGAGGGTGGTTTTACATCTGGAGAAATTGAAGCTTGGACTGGTCAAAATATCCAAATCTCACAGCCTGTTCATTTGGATGATACAAAGTCATACACAATTCATTTGCAGCTATCAAATGGCTCAGTAGAAACAATGCTGGTCACACAAGGAGTAGATGAATGGCATTTAATTTTAGAGCGCTTGCCAATCCTTCCACTGATCACAAGTTCAGATGGCAAAGTAACAGCCACGAATTACTCAATCACACTATCAAATGAATTAGATAGTGAGGCCTATCTCATTTCTGAAAAATCGCCGAGCGCCACTTTTGAAAGTGAGATTACTTCTGTGAACTATGACGAGCGTTACTACTCAAATGATAGTGATTACATCAACAACCTAATTCCATAAATCAAGATTAACCACAAGCCCGCTTTATGCGGGCTTTTTTATTGGGTGTAAAAAATATGTCAGATTTACAAGCCAAAGTAGATAACGCAATTGTCGACATGGGGACAGTAGAGGAGTTCACTAGTGCCGATGAGAATACAGATGTTACAAGTCGTTTGGGCCGCACATATCCTAGTCTAGCAAAGGCAGTTAATACTTTTCAAACTGCTGGTGGGTTAATAGGATTCGCCACTAAAGCAGCCTTAGATGCATACACGCCTTCAGCAGGCACACAATTAGCCACAGTTTATAATGATGTTTCTACCCCAGCGAACAATGGTGATTATTATTGGTCAGGTACCGCTTGGGTGAAATTCCAAAAACGCGTTACAACTGACAACAAAGATGTGATCGACATTACGTCTACAGCTGAACGTCTTTCTGGTTATGCGATGTATGCAGATGGGCATTTTGATGTGGCTGCCTCAGCTTCAATGTTCTATGTCCCTGTCAAAACCGGTGATCAAGTTACTGTAACTTCAACAGTTGGACCGGGCAGCGCTGGTACAGTAACCGCATATGCATTTCAGTTGGATACTAAACGAACCATTATTAGTACTCTGTTTTCGTTCACATCGACAGGTACACAACAACAGATTACATACACTGTTACAGCTACTCAAGCAGGCTTTATTGCAATCCGCATAAGAACGGATATGACATACAAGATTCTTAAGTCTGAAAAGGTTTTTGTTTCGCCAACGTTAATGGATCTGAGCAGAAATAGTGAAGGTGGTTTGGCAGCATATAACCCAGCTATTTCACTGTTTGATACTACTGACTTTAGTGGTTCAACTTATGAAACTGGATACGTTATCAATGCAGATGGTACAACATCAACGACCACTGATTTGACTTGGTGCAACTATTTTATCCCTGTTGAAAAAGGAGATATTCTAGACGTAGTTACAACAACAGGTGGGAGTGGTTCAGGAGCGGAAATTTCATTTCTAGCTCAAACAGATAGTAGTAAAAAATTTGTTGCAAATCTTGCTAAATTTTTAACTAATGGGATTGCTTATAACTGGAAAACGGGTTCAGTTACAGCTATCCAAGCGGGCTTCATATATGTTCGTGCTAGAGTAGGCTTTTCACCAAAAATAAAGCGTTACAGAACAAATTTTGTGAAATTAAGTTTGGTTGATCAGCCGGGTGGTGTTGCTTCTGTTGAGGCTGTAAAGCAAGTAACTGATACTACGATTGATTTGTCGAACTCCAATGAGTATGAAATTGGATATATTATTGATGTTGGTGGCGTAATTGTACCAACAAATAACCCAACTTGGCGTAGCTATTTCTTCCCATGTAATAAAGGTGATGTCTTTAAATATAAAGGGCGGGTTGGTGACTCTTCTGCGGGTTCGCAAATGTTATATATTGCACAATGCAATAATGATAAAGCGTATCAGTCTGCGCTTGCGATATATACATCTACTGGAAACAATAATGCTGTTGCAGAACTAGTGGGCGTTGCCACACAAAGTGGTTATGTGTATGTTCGTGCACGTTTAAATGATGACTTGACCCAACACTTCACGATTACGAAAATTTCTCCTAAGTTCGGCTCAAATGATGATGTGTCGATATTAGGTTCTCAGGTGCAACAATTGACTGAGGATGTAAATAGTGTTGTTGGCTTGATTAATGACACTGTTCAGCAAAAAGTAAATGAAGCCTTAGATAGTAATATCGAGCAAAAAATCACTGACATTGCGACAGAGAAAGTTACCGAGATTGCAACAAGTACTATCGAGTCTAATGTAGCTGAGGCAATTGCAAATAGTGAAGTATCAAGTATCACTTTGGTTGACTCTGAACTTGAAAAATTGCCGGTTAAGTCTTCTTCTGACCATGGTTATAATTTTGCACCCTTCACTCAAAATAATGTTGTAAGTTTTGGTGATTATCAGTACATCATTCTTGTTGACGACAATCGTAACCCTATTGTTTTACAGCGATATAAACTTGGTAGTTGGTCTTCTTATAACCTTGCGAATGTTGCTACTAACCCACTTGTTGCACCTAATGTTCCAGATGGTCACAACAACTTCTCAATGGGTATAACCAAAAATGGTTATATTCTGATTGCTGGAAACCACCATAACAACACTTGTCGTTGTGTGATTAGTCAGAATCCTCATGATATCCAAAGCTGGTCGAAAATCTCTTTTTCATCATCTACTGCGATAACTTATCCAAGATTCTTGCGATATCCAGATGGTACGACTCAAGCCTTTTGGCGAGAAGGAAGTTCCGGTAACGGAGCCTTCTATTCTGCAATTTTTGATGATGTTAATAAACTCTTTAACATCAAAACTAAAGTAATTGATCAGGCTTCTGCAGTTGTATCAAGCCCTTACGAACAATCAATAGGCGTTGGTGACGATGGCTCATTGCACTTGTGTTGGGGGTATCGAGCACAATCATCTTCAGCAAATACGAACTTTGGTATGTTCTATGCAAAATCTTTAGATAAGGGGGTAACTTGGTCTAGTGCAAGTGGTGCAAATACTTACGCCTTACCACTAAACGATGTGAATTCTGAAAGAATATTTACAGCTAATCAGGGCTCAGGTTATGTGAACCAAAACGGGGGATGTTGCGATTTAAACTCTCGTTATCACACTGTAATCACTCAGTATGACAGTAATGATAAAACGCAGATTTGTCATATTTGGTTCGATGGTTCGGTTTGGAAAAGTGAATTGGTGAGCGATTTCAATTTTAAGTATGACTTATCGGGACCAGTTACAACGAATGAACTTTCACGCCCTCTAATTTGCATCTCGCAAACTGGAAAAATATTTGTAGTTTACAGAACTTCAAATATGGGCCGCGCAAACCATATCCGCTGTATTGATATTTCAACACCAAATGCACCAAAAGATTTTTGTCTTGCAAAATTCAATATGAAAAAGTTAGAGATAGCTTTGAATACTGAATATGCAATCAAAAATAATGAAATCGTCATGTTGTTATCAAGAGGTGGTGACGGTGTAACAAATGAGCTTTGGAAAAATCAGAGTGCGTATTTGCTTACCGCACCTTTACCCATCTAAATCATTTATATAGCACCCATTTCGGGTGCTTTTTTATTGCCGAAATTAGGGGGAAGGCATGACTGAAAATGAATCATACGGGTTGAGATTTGAAAAGAAAATCGACTCCATTCAAAGTGATATTCGCATGTTGTCAGATCATGTTACTCGACTGACTTTTATTAATGAAGCACACAAAGAGACAAGCGAGCAGAACAAAAAAGATATCGATACATTAGATATCAAAGTCGCGAATTTGGAAAATCGTACAGCTTCGCAAGATGGCGGTCTTTCTGTATTGCGTGTACTGCTTGGCATCTTTGCAGGAATCGTATTTTCATTGTGTGCGTGGGTTGGATCTTCAATTATTCAATTAAGCCAAGATCAATCTTTAATTAAAGAAAAAGTATCACGGTTAGAGGAAGCAGGACGATGAATAGTGAAAATACTCGCGCATACCTAGCTTTTGCATTGGTGGGATTAATGTTTGTTTTGGTGATTGCTTTATTTTTTGTGGATATGCCGCGAGAAAACAGCAATCTGATTAATACGGCATTGGGCTTCATTGCTGGGGCTATGACAACTGCATGTGGCTTTTATTTTGGTAGCTCTGAATTAGAGAAAAAGAAAGGTGAATCCAATGACAACTAAACCATTTTTCGACGCTGCCCGTGTCATTGCAGGTGGTAAACTCACTCAAGCACAAGTAGACGAATTAAATAAGGTGGTCGATAAACTTGCACCTGGTGGAAAAACTACAAGTGATATTGGTGTAGATCTAATCTCAGGATTTGAAGGCACACGATTCACAGCTTATGACGATGGTGTGGGAGTTTGGACCATTGGTACTGGCACCACAGTTTATCCAAATGGCGTGAAGGTTAAGCAAGGTGACACTTGCACACCTGAGCAAGCTAAAGCCTACTTCAAACACGACTTGGCCAAATTTGAAAAGACTGTAAATGAATCTGTGACAGTGCCTTTAACTCAAAATCAGTTTGATGCTTTGGTATCGTTGACTTACAACATTGGCTCAGGCGCTTTTAAGAATTCAACCTTATTAAAAAAACTGAATAAAGGTGACTATCAAGGTGCTGCTGATCAGTTCCTTGCATGGAAAAAGGCAGGTGGTAAGGTTTTACCCGGTTTAGTTCGTCGTCGAGAAGCAGAGCGAGCACTCTTTTTAAAGAAGTAACTTATATGTGCAAACGTACCAAAGTTGCATCGATCATCACATTGCTGTGCCTCCTTTTCTCAGGTTGCACAGCTCACACAATTAATAGTAACGTTAATGTCTCTATTTGTGTGAGAGCGCTTTAATGTCTAGTCAGCTAATTAAGATTCATGATTTCGCCAATACTCGAACAGAGGATCTATTAGCAGATCTAGACAAGAGCGGAGAGGTCACTAAAATTTACGACCTTAACGGCAATGAACTGAAAATTAACTTCTTGCGTGAAGAAGTCTATTATAAAAAAACTTGGTGGAAGTTTCAGAAGAAGCAAAATTAGGCCAAAAACCTGTGGATAAAAAGCGCATTACGCCAAATCTACGCCAAAATATAATTAAGTAATTGATTTTATAAAATGAATTGGTGCGCCCGGCGGGGATCGAACCCACGACCCCAGGCTTCGGAAACCTGTACTCTATCCAACTGAGCTACGAGCGCACATGTGTGGGCCACATCATAGGAAAAAAACACCAATAGGTAAAGCACGAAATAGGTAACAAGTGAGTTTAATGCTTAATTAAACAGCAGCTTGTTGTTTTTTAGATGCGTTGTTGAATAAATTGAATTGAATAATTAATAGAATGAAGCGTATGTGCTAGTTCATTAGAGGGAATACGCGACTCCTGTAAGCTGGTAATCCATTGCATTTGGCACACTTTAAGCTCTTGAAGCGTTTTTATTTGCTCTATTTTCTGAATAAGTGGTTTTGCCATAAGCCCACAATATTGACTCAAGGTTTGCTTCATCAACTGTTGTATTTCTTCAAAAGAGAGCTGTTGAACTCGAATTGGTGGCTGGGTAATTTCAGTAGGTGAAAGTTGAAAAGATGATGATTGAGTAACCTGAATTTCTCCAACTATATCGCCACTTTTATTATCATCAATAGTATTTTTTTGATGAGCTTCTATTGCAGTTACGGATGATTGTGGGAAAGATATTTGTTCATTTAATTCTGAATAATTTTCGCCAGAAGGAGCAATGAGTTTTAAGTCGATAAGCTGTTGAATAAGCTCTGGAGATGCAATACGTTTTTTAAATTCGCTATTTAAATTTTGAAAATCTTCGTGATCTATTAATAGCAGTAAACGTCTTTGTTTTGCATTTAAAGTAATGTTGCGTTGTTGAAGCGCGACTCTTCCTAAATTGGTTCGATAAAAACCAGCCAT